GCGGATAAACTAGCGACGATTGAAGTCCTTGTTGCTGGAGAGTACGTCCGAAAAGATGAGTTTGACCGGGTTATCCAACGATTGTTTGAGAAGCTCGACCATATGGAAGAAAAATTTGACCGTAATAGGAGTCACCCATGAGTACATCGTATAACCCAGCGCGAGATACTATTGTCCGGAGAGCGCTACGTATGGTCGGTGCATTTAACTCTGGCGATGTCCCTCGTGCCGAGCAGCTTGCTGACGCTGTTGATGTCCTTAACATGATGATTAAAGCGATGCAGATTGAAGGGCATCTCTGGGTTAAAATATTCGCGGAGTTGACCCTTACGGCGTCACAGAATGCCTACGACATCGGCGGTAGTTCGGCATGCGTTATCAAAGGTACAACGACCCCGGCAGCGAGACCATTTAGAATCTATGGTGTCAACCGAAAAGCTATTACTGGTGCGAACGAAGTGCCGCTCCTTGAGCTAAGTCGTAAGTCATGGATGGAAGTGCCTACGAAGTCTTCTACGGGGACCCCGGTGCAGTATTATTACGACCCGCAAATGATGACTGGCAAACTCTATGTATGGCCTACCCCGCAAGACGGTACGACGTATAAACTATTAATCAATATGGACAGGCCGCTGTCAGATATTCTTGACGATACGGAAAATTATGATTTCCCCCAAGAATGGTTAGAGTTACTCTGTTACGGTTTAGCTTGGCGGATTGCCCCGGAATATGGTATGAGTATAGCTGAAAGGCAACAACTGGCTACTGAATATGCCTCCTTACGAGATATAATCCTCTCTGGGGACACGGAAAGTAATTCAGTCTATTTCCAGATGGAAGGGCACTAATATGGCGACTTACGCAAAATCAATGGACGTGTTACTGAATCAATTACGCTCTGCGCTCGGTTCGCTTATCGCGGGGACTGTTACTTTTTATGAGCCGGGTAGTACGACGCTCGCTTCGGTGTATATGGACAGGGGTAAACAAGAGCAAGCCGCAAACCCCTACACCCTTTCGGCCGATGGGCAAGCGGAACTTTTTGGTGATGGACTCTACCGCGTTGTGTTGAAAAACGCTTCGGGTGTAACGATTTATGACTGGGATAACCTTGAGTTTATCGATGCCCAAGGGACGGCAGAAGAAAGTATTCGGGACTTTGAAGAACTGAACTACCGGAACACGCTGGGTCTTTTGAGTTTCAGTAAGATGTATTTCGATACATTCACGGCCTTTGGTACGGTTACACTTGGCGGGACTGTAACTCCAAGTTACAACGCAGCAGATACAAGTTACAGTGGTGTGTCTGGGTCCACCATTACTACCCCGATTATGTTTGAAGTAACAACGCCGCAGACCCGTGCGTATCTTCTCGATTCAAAGGATGATATTTCCTTCACGAGAGAGTTCTCCGTCGATAGTGGTGAGACATGGATTGAAATCGCCGACGGCGGCAATATTTATTACCCAGACGGGTTCACCCAGATGCAACTGCGGTATACCTGGGGTAGTTCGGGCAAGCTCTATTCATTCGGTCTGGCATATAGCCTCTATGCAGCGGACTATGTCACGTCAAATAATTTCTATTACTCGGTCAACTACGATACGCTCGCCGAGGCGATTACGGCTATTGGGAGTACAGACAACAGCACGTTGATTATTAACTCCACCATCCCTGTAGGATCCACTTCGCAGGTTATCCCAAGTAACGTCGCAGTGACTATGCAGAACGGATACCCAATTAACCTAAATGCGGCTTTGACCATCAATGGTCCGTTTGATTGCGGTCTGTTCCAAGCCTTTACCGGGGCGAGCAGTGTAACTTTTGGGTCTGGTTCGATTCGGTACTACGAACCGAAATGGTTTAACAACACGACGCAACCACCAGTAGCAAACGGGTTCGCTGTTGGGACTATCACGAAGAACCTTACTCCGTCAGTGGGCAATCCGAAAGGCTGGGTCTGTACTGTTGCTGGTACACCCGGAACATGGGTCAGCGAGGGCAATCTCTAATGCCGGTCATTAATTTTTATCCTCCGTATTACAACACAGCGGGCATCGCCAACTCAGTTGCGATTAACGACGCGCAGGACGTTTATTTTGAGGCCCGCGCAGAGGGGCAGTTCTCCTTACGGAGACGCCCCGGTATCGAATTATTGAGCGGGCTGACGACCGACATCGGGCAAGGTATGTATTGGTCAAACCGGATGCAGTGCCTTTTCGTTGTGGCGAGTGGTAAGTTCTATAAGTATACAGACGCCTTTGGGACGAAGATTGAAATGACAGGGGTCAATCTTGACGACGGGGTGCCGGCGACTTTTGCCGAAGCCCAAAAACTTGATTTGTCTCCTATCTGTTATGTCGCCAATAACAGCCTTCTCGCATACACTGACGGGGCGACCATCCAAAACCCAACTGACCCCGCCACCCCAACGTCTACGATGGTTGTGAGTTATAATAACCGCGTCTGGGCGAATGACGTGTTCCACCGGCAGGATTTCTATGTCACGGACGTCAACGATGACGGTCTTAACGACCCTACGTATTGGTCAAGTTCCGTCAATCCGTTCCGCGCCGCACAAAAGCCGGATAACATTGTCGCAATGGCGTCTTCATGGAACGAAGTCCTTATTTGGGGATGTGACTCTTGTGAGATTTGGCAAGAGGATGGTGTTACCCCTGTCAGCCCACTCGTTGGTGCATCTATCGAGGCAGGTATCTTCGCACCATATAGCTTGAAAAAAGCTGATAACACGTGGTTTGCTCTTATGTGTCTCCAAGGCAAGCGGGCGGTTGTTAAGTTAAGTGGTAGAAGCCCACAGGTTATATCCGAGCCCATCGCGAATGAACTCGCTTCTTACAATACCATTTCCGACGCACGGGGCATGCTGCTCTTCACCGGCGGTTTGAATATGTATATCCTTAATTTTCCAACCGAGAAAAAGACTTGGGCGTATGATATGAAGACCCAGACATGGACTCGGTGGGGAGCATGGGATAACTCCAGAGCGGTCTATAATAACTTCCTTGGGATTGATATGGTGTACAGCCCACTATGGAATAAGCATATGGTCCAAACTGCGCAGGGGTCACTCTACACTATTGATAGACACAACTACACTGACGCGGGGGCTACTATTCGGTCTAAAGTCGTAACTGGGTGGATTGACCATGGGACGTGGGGGCGGAAGCGGAGCGACCAGCTCATTATCAAACTCCAGACAAATCAGCAAGGGAACTATAAAATCCTCATGCGTCATCGCGATGACGGTAGGCCACAGTGGTCGAATTATATGGAAATCCCGGTCTCCTATCTTGGGGCGGCCGATAGCTTCGCAAAGATGAACCGACTTGGTACGTACCGTAGCCGGCAATATGAGTTTGTTATGACTGACCCTGTTGATATGGCGATTATTGGCCTCGAAGAAGACGTTACAGGAGCTATCTCGTGAGTGTAGGTTCGACCTCCCAACAGTTACCACAACCACCAAAAACAGAAGACAAACGTGAGTGGTATCGGTGGTACTATAAGATTTTTGAGTTGGTAAATAATCTCTACGTTCCGCCAGCTAAAACAGATGACGCTCCTACGGGGGCGTCGTATGTAGGGAAATTATATTGCACTGCTTCGGGTATCCTCTATATTTATACATCAACAGGGTGGCAGAAAGTGGCAGACCAATGAAACATGTCTTCGACGCCCTTGGGTTAGAAAAAGACCCGCGGTGGTTCCTCGAGACCATTTGGGATTTACTTCAATTCTTCGATGATGTCTATGATAAAGACACGGTTACTAATTTTGATTCGGCGCTCTATGGGGCATTTTTATCGCTTCCCACTAATAATTTTTACCGATGCCACCAAGACATACTCGCCCCATCAATTCATTTAGCGATTGAAAAATGGAAACTAGCTAATAACTATGAAGAAAATGGTAAGGCCGACGCAAAAAGTTATATGTGGAGAGCCTGCTTTTATGATATACTCGCATTAGTATGTATCCTTGATGGGAAAGCCCATCTCTCTCAACTTGCTCTTGCGATGTATGGTGAGACTTTTGATATTTACACGAAGGAGATGGAATTATGTCAGACCCAATTACCGCTACCGCCGCTGCCGGGGCTAGTGTCTTAGGTGGGTATTTCAGCGCCGAAGCCCAAAAAGATGCCGCGGAAACCGCCGCGAACGCACAGACTGCCTCGACAAATGCGCAGATAGCCGAAGCCCAACGGCAGTATAACCTCAACCGTCAAGACTTTTCTCCTTATATGGCGGCAGGATACCAAGGCCTTGCGGGTCTTACCGGCCAAACACAATATTATACTGACCCCACGACAGGGAAGATAACCACATACCAAGGCGACCAAGTAAACCGTCTTGCGGACCCATTCAGCGGCGAGCAGATGTCACTACCGTCTTATTCTTCTATGGTCACTGACCAGTTGGCGAACTACTCCAACGACCCGCAGGTGGCTGCACAGAAAGCTCTTGCCCAAAAAGAGTTAGCCCGCCAACAAGCTGCTCGTGGTCTTTCGTCTTCTGCGACTGCCGGGAACGCCCAAGCGGAACTTGGTATGAAGTACGACACCACAGGGTATGACCGCTACCAACAGCAGCTCCAGAATTCATATGCTAATGCTATGTCTGAGTTTGGTACGAAATACGGCATCAATTCTGATAAAGTTGCGGACTTACAGAACCTTACTAAAATCGGCCAGAACGCTGCGGGGACTATTTCTTCCTCGGGGCAGAATACGTCTAACTCTATCTTGAGCGCTCTTCAAGCGCAAGGGTCACAAAGCGCGGCCTCGGCTCTTCAGTCTGGAGCGGCATCAGCATCATTATATTCCGGGCTAGGAAATATCATTCCTTCAGCCTTGAGCGCTGCTCACTCCTATAACGCATTAGGGGGCAGCAGTTGGTTTAGTAGTCCTACGACGGCAAATACGGCGGGGGCGACTACATATGGGAACTATTCCGTACCGGCAAATACGCTTGGCACTTATAGTTTAACTACCGGAGGGTAACGTGGCGCAAACAATTTCAGTAGTTGACCCATGGTCAGGAATGTATAAAGGTGTTGAGACGCTTCGCCAAGCTGCGTCCGCAGCAGATGAGCGCAAACTGAACGAACTCAAAATGGCGCAAGCGAAACTTCAGTTAGACGAAGCCCAACGGGCGGCGCAAGATAAACAAGCCCAACGGGAACTCGCCCGCCGACTTGCTACCGAACGGAAAGATGTAACGACTCCGGGCTATAACAGCCTCGCCGATGTCCAAGCGTATAATGACGCCGTGCGTAAGAGTAATGTCGGTCTCCCCGTCATGTGGCAAGACCAAGCAACGGCACCAGTACCCACCGGTGGGCAAGGTATTAATCTGCCTAGCCTGAACCCACCTACGATGCAAGGTCCTGTTACAGGTCTTGGCTCCGTTAATGCCCCTGCCACCGCACCGGGCGGAGCATATGGTGTTTTTGATCGAAATATGGCGGAGAAACAGGCAGAGCAAGACCGTCTCGACGCACTCAATGAAAAAGCAATAGCCGCGCAACAAGCGTCCGGCCTCAAAACAGCGAACGCGCAGACTACGCAAGTTCCACTTTCAACTCTGGAAAAATCCCAGCGTATGGCTGACCTCCAGATGCAACAAGGCGACTTGGCTGGCAGTCTCGCCACAATGAAAGCCGGTATTGACGTAACAACCCAAATCCCAGCGGCAACGCAGAAGATAACAAGTGATATTATGCGCCAAGGTTACAACCTTATCGCCGCAGGCAAAAGCGCGGACGAAGCGAAAGCCGCAATGGTGGATTATGCAAAAAGAACATATCCGTCGGAATTAATCCCGGGCATTGAGAATATTCAATTCACGCCGGGCGGGGTGGGCATAATCCAAGCCCCTGGTGGTGTTATTACTACAGAATACGACGCTGCTACCGGCAGTACAAAGTTCTCATACCATAAAGTCGATGACCATATGTTATCGGGTGGTCTTGATGTTCTCGCTGCGAAAAACAGAGCCGCTGCGTTAATGAAGGCGAACCCAACGCTAACGCAGAATGCGGCTATGGCGCAGGCTGCGGACGAAATCCGCAAGGAAAATAATCAAGCGAAGCAAAGCAATATTCAGCTCCGGATAAACGCCGGGGCCGGTCAAAAATCAGTGGCGGGGGAAACAGGCTTGCGGAAGGAGTTCAACGCCCTTCAGGAAGTAAAGAACTATAAAACGTTCTCGGGGCAGTATGCCACGATGGCCGCGACTATGGGCAAGATAAAAGACTTTAAGTCACTGAACCCCGCGGACCAAGTATTAATCATGGACTTCAACAAAGCACTTGACCCATCATCGGTCGTTAGAGAATCAGAATATGCACGGACACCGGAGAATATGTCTATCCTGAACCGTGCTTCCGCGGCGACAAGTCGGTTAATGCAAGGCGGAGTCCTAAACCAGACCGAGCGACAAGCGTTAATGCAAGCCGCCAAAGTTATGAAGGAATCATACAAATCCCAATATAACGCCGCCCGCGCGCAGTACCAACGGATAGCGGAAGAAAACGGGTACAGCCCACGAAACGTCGTACCAACTCTTGAACAAACAGGCGACGCCCCGACCGGTGGTAAGACAGTAACCCGGACAGGAAGAACACGCGACGGGCGGAAAGTCATTGAGTATAGTGACGGCACACGGAAAATCCAATAACAGCCGGAGGCGACAACATGGCTAACGATAGCGGAATCGTCTGGGACGAAACACCACAACTCCAAGATGCAGATATTGTCTGGGATGACACCCCGAAAACAAAGACAGTAAAAGAAGTCGGGCAGAGCAAAGAACAACGTGAGTTCGCCCGTAAGTTTATTAAATCACAAGGCGCGCTCCCCGGACAGGGGAGCTTTCTTGAGGGGGTTCCTTTTATTGGTACACCTGACCGCGCCGAGATGTATATTAACCGTGCGTATGGTCCAGAGGCAACCGCCCCCACTGTTGGGGAGGCAATGGTAAAAGGTCTTGGCCGTCTCGTAAGAGAGCCGGGCGAAGTGGCATATGAGACCGCGCAAAATGTTGGTAAGTCCCTCGGCCACATGGCTGCATTGCCGTTTAAGAATATACGTTCAGCTACTCCTTACGCACAGCCGGGGGATGTTGAAGCCGGTCAAGAATTACGTCGTCTGCCGCAGACCCTAATAAAAGGTGTTACCGCGCCGACTGGCCTCTACGATATCGCAACCGGTGATTTATCTATGCCCGCCGCACGTGAAGCATGGCAGACTGATCCGATTGGGAGTCTTGCGTCTATGGCGGGAGCCGTTAAAGCCGCCCCTAAAATTTCTGGAGTGGCCAGAACCGCGGCTACAGATTTAGCAACGATTCCAAATAAAGCCGCAGATGTTGTGCGTGGCGTAACCAGTGGTGCGATTTCCCCGACTGAGTTGTGGCGAGGGTCTAAGTACAGCAAAATGGCTAGCGTTAATTATAACGCAATGATGAAGCGCAAGCCCGCCCAAGTCCAAAAGACATTTGATGTAACTGTCGATAAACTCTCCCCCGTGGAAGAGCGGATGGCGTATCCTGAAAACGTTGTTAAGAACAGAGAAAAGGTAGCTACGGCCCTTGATGAAATTAATGACCTAGAGCAAAACGGGGTAATCCCACCAGTTGAAGAGACCGCCGTGTCACATCTACAGGCCTCAAACGCTGCGAAGCAACAGATATTCAACCAAGAAATGAGCCCGCTCCTACAACAAGCTGGGCGGCGAGTGCATTTGGAGGAGGTTGGCCGGTACTGGAAAGGGCTGGAGCAAAAATGGAGAGCTGCAGGGCAAACTGAATTGGCAGACGCCGCGGCAAGAAAAGCAGCGAGTTATGATGTACCGTTAACTCCTGAAGGTCTGCAAGACCGTATTGCTATCCAAAATAACCAATTGGACTTCGGTACACTGGCTGCTGATAATCCACCGCTAGCCAACGCAATGCGCGGGGAGACCCGTGTTCTGAATCAAGTCTTGGATAAGCATATCACCGAGACAGTCCCGAGACTAGATGCCGGAGCGTATGCCGCAACGAAATCTCGGTATGGAGCGCAAATTACTTTGCAAAACATGCTCGTTAAGAACATCCTCGATAAACTGAAAAAAGATAATCCCGCGGCCTCCGCAGGTCTATCCCGTCTTGCCGCGGCTGAAGGTGCTGGTGGTATCTTAATGGCTAACCCGAAACTGATTGCATTGGGTGTGACAACCGAAGCAATTAATCTTTTGCGCCGGAATATGAGCAACATAGATACGTTAGTGAGCCGGATGGCACGGACGAAAGCAGCTCTTGGTAGACAGCCCATAAACCGGATTCAGCCGAACGCCAATATGCCACAAGCGGCTCGTGTCCCAGAACCGTTTAACCCAGAAACTCCTCCGCCGGTCGGTCCATATATAGGAGAGACTATTCCGGGTCGTGTAGGCGCACGGGGATTAGAAGAAGGCGGGATACCTCCAGCGCAGATGACTCAACCGAGGGTAATGAACCCAGAAGTCATTGAACGGGCGCCGTATGGCTACACAGGAGATATCGCTCCGTCATCCGCACAAATGCAGTCAACGCAACCACGGGTCTATGACCCTACGATTGGGGCGGAAATCCCAATCAAGCAAAGCACAAAGCCCTACGCTAAAATGACAGTGCAGGAACGAAAAGACATGGTCCGAGACTTGAGTAATAAATATGGCTTGACGATGAAGGAAGCTGCTGATATTATTCGCGAAGCAGGTAAACGCGGTAAAAACTCAGGGCTCTAATGCCCACTCGCCATCAGAGATTGGATTCGTAAAAGTTATCGTGAAGGACAAACAAATTGTTGATGTACAGAAAACAGTAGTGTAAGGTGTTCTCGATCTCCTTGCAACCGGCCGTAGGATTAGGGGGCTTAAAACGCCCCCTTTTCTTTTGTCTTGGCGTTAAAATACCGCCTTATTATATAATTCCGAACAAGTGATATAATCGTAAAGTACAAGCTAATCTGAAAATTATTACTTACTGTAGTATGAATCCCATACCACGGGAATATAATTATTTGCGACAGAACTGACATCAAATAGCCAACTACCATACTAAAACTTATTTCGGCCACACTACCGGCTTTACTCTGCATCGCCGCAACCGGTTGGTACGCGAAGATATTCTAACACATCTTTCAAACCAAGATTCTCCATACAATACGTATGTAATTGTGGGTGAAGTTCTTTTAGACGCTCGAACCGACCTTTATCCTGCGCAATACCAAACATACAAAAAATACATCCTGTTCGACGCTCTCCTTTGTCGTAAATCTCGCAGTATGGGACTTCGTTTACTTTAATGTAGTCCCAAACGTCTGCTTCAGTCCAGAACGCTATAGGAGCAGACTTGTGGCGCCCGCTAAAAGAATTGCAACCAGACCGAATATACGCCGTTTCCCGCTGTTGACTGTCATCAGCCATCGTTCCTACAAATGGAACTCGGCGGCTTTCTTTTTCGTAATCAATTGACGGGTACTTTTTCATATAATCACAGCATTTTTCGCTTACTTTGAACGGAGCGTCGATTAACCGATGCCATTTTTGCGCGAGCCGGCTTACTTGCGCCCCGTGGGTGCCGTCGCGTTTGACCCCTGTGAGGTATAATGCGCGCGAACTTGCGTTTTTATCCGTTGGGTTTTTTAGATCACGAAGTCTCCGAGCGACGGATTTACTGATTATTGGGTAGCCTTCCTCTTCAAGAACCTGTTTAAAGTTTTTACGAGGTTTCACCCAGACAACGTTAGCTGTCTGCCTGACAAAGTCTCTGATTTCTGGAAACTCAAGGCCAGTATCCGCGAATACAGCTGGAACTTCAGGGTACATGCTACGGACAATGTGCAATAGAACGGTGCTATCCTTCCCGCCCGAGAACGCCACATATACCATACCATCATGCGCTTCATACCATTCAGTTATCCGACGTTTCGTTAGCGCAACTTTAATATTGAGCGGTAGACTTTGCCGTTGCTTTAAATACATGCGTCGTAATTCTGGCGTAGCGCCAAATAATAAATCCTGTGCCTGCTGTGATACCCCCATAATAAAACGCCTCCTTTTCTTTTGTCTTACCCAAGACTGGCCACTGCGGTTGGGGTTACTACTTCATCTCGAACAAGGGCCATCGTCACGTTACCCAAGACTGGTGCGTGGGCTTTTATCTCCCAGCACTGGACAACGGCTCCAACCTGTCCCGCCAGACCTTTCACCAAGTTCACCCGCGCTTTATCCGTAGCCAAGACACCCTGTGCCATGAGGTCGTACTTCACTTTGTGCGACGAGTACGAATGCTCCGATAGATATGCACGGAAGTCTGGGACAGAAATAAAGAGTTTGCCACTGTCCATCTCATAGCGGTACAGAACCGCACCCCTAGAATCCCGCGCAGCTTGGGTAGATGAATTTGTTCCGACAATAACACCATGCTGGTTGTACTTCGACAAGAACGCACCGAGAATATCAATAGCAGAGGTCGTGGTCAAATCCTTCTTGGTGTCCTTGGCGTTCTTCAGAGCCTCAACAACGAAGTCAAGCAGCGGCGCCGGTTTCGCAGAAATTAACCCAAGCGAATGAGCAATACTCGCACCGTAAATTGTAGCCCCTGCAACGGCTAACCAGAACCGCTCGCCGTGCGCCGTACCCAGTCTATCCTCAAGCATCTTCACAACAACGTCAATCTTCTCTTGATGCTTGTCTTGGTGGTCAACAAGATACTGGATATACTTCGCCCCGCCATGCCCATAGTTTTTCGTAATGGTACGATAGACATCCGTTGCCGTATTCCGGCAGAAGGTAAAGCATGTGTTCACGGGGATTTCAATGACCCGGTTCAACTCTGCCGAGGAGTCACCCTTATTCGAAGCGAGCTTGTCGAGGAGGCTGTGGTTCGATGAAACAACTGCAATGGTGTTCCATGTGTTGAGGTTACCCCGTTCAGAACCGTTTCTACTTAACCGACCCCTATCACGCCCTTGGGTTACACGGTAGGCGAGTTCTGACAGGTCTTCCTTGGCGATATTCGATACTTCATCAATGGTAACCGGCAATGATCCAGACAGACCAAGACGGGAGATTAAGAAGTTCTTGGTGTCGTCCTTCTGTAACATCAGTGCATCTGGTGCGCCATAGAACGACTGAATCCAACGGCCAACCAGAGTCTTACCCGAACCAGAATCGCCGACGCACGATACTAACGCCCCGGCAAAGCCGGTAAAGCGTAAGAGGGGCGCACCGAACGCTCCGGCGCAGAATGCGAAAAAGTGATTGATAGTGTCTTCGTTATTAAAATGCTTTGTGGTTTCGACCCATTCCGCGGCATCACCATGCCCACCATATGCACCGGCAGCATCAGGAACGGATTGGGCAAGACCAATGTCTATAGGCTCGTTGCCGTGCTGAAATAATTTACTCCCGAGGATGAACGATAATGGCTCACCGGCCTTCTCTTGCCTCCACCCCATTTGGTTATAGAGCATAGCGACCTTTGTCTTCGCCCGTAGTTTAGCGGCGTAGCTCTCTAGGTAGGACTGCATCATATTCTTCTCCCCTTTACCCACTACTTGCACATGGTTGTCTGACAGCGCCATAAACAGAGCCTTGCTATCATGGAACAACGCTGACCGAATTGCAAAGTCTTTAACCCCATCATGCGGTGTGTGGTGGCGGAAGGTTGTCGTTTCGTACCCCAATGATGAATCATATGCGATGAGGGTGGGGTAAATGTCATATGGATAAATTATCTGGACGCCGTCTTCATCTTCAACGGCAATACCGTTTTTCGAACGGACAAACCCTGTCGGTGGTTCAAGCTCTTCAGGTTTCGTCTCAAGACGCTCGACAACACGGCCAAGCACCATTGGTGTCTTGATATGCCCTTTATGCGAGCAGCCGACACAACCGGTTGGGGACGCGGAGTAGAAACCCGCGCACGTGGTTGGTGGGACTTTGTGTTGTCTGATTTTCTTATCAGTCTCTTCTGGCGAATAGTCTGGGTGACCTGCTGACCACTCATGAATAAGGTCATTACCTTCAGAACAATGGCGGAGCAGACCAATCGTGGCGTACCATAACGGCTCGTCAACATCACCCTTTGTATCACGAACACGAGCGACTTGGGGACACTTCTCCGCAACGAGACGACCTGATGTAGGTGGTCCAGTCTCAAGACCCATAAGTAGGTCAGCGTTCAGCCCGCCTTCAGGCGCAGCAAACGCATTTGTCTGGACTTTCGCTTTTTTAGCCGCTGTATGAACTGCCTCGGCGAAGTCTGCAAATGATACGGCAGGACTTTCCACTTGTAAAGTAACGGTCTTTGGGTTTGTCGGGTCTTTACGATGCGTTGCCCCTACCGGGCGAAGGACTGACGCACTATCAGCAGTACGCATCGGGTCAATCTCAAACCCGTGGGAAACCGCAAGCTGCTTCAGGATTTGGGCGAGACCTTGCCACTGCGCAGGGTACATATCTTCTTCAATCGCCCAGTGTGCATAGAGACCATTACCAGACGAAACAACGGACGGCTTTGGCAGATTCGTGTTCCGAACGAAATCTCCTAGCGCTTGCGCTCCCTCAAGCTGATTCGCATACGGCTTACCTTCACCACAGTCGATGTCCATCCAGAAGGAACGGATGAGCTTGACGTTATCCTTCCGACGGTTTTCTGGTGTCTTAAAGGAGGCTTGGGCCACAAACACCGTGTGGCCCGCCTTGTCCAACGCTTGGATTCTCGTCCAAGCATCATCAACTGTATTATGGAAAAAATGTTTGAAACCTTTTTCTAACTGCTGACCGACAATGATAACTCCGGTTGTGGGAAGAATCTTGTGGAGGAACTCGACCATAAAAACCCCTTTCGTGGCAGACTTCTATACTAGCTTCTTACTGCCCCGATGTCAAGACTTGCACAAGTATCCTACGGGTAGCGTCGAGCCGTTCAGCGCGAACAAATTCCTTCTTGTTTAATGGTAACAATCCTTTAGCCACTGCCATCTCAATTGCCCCCGCAATCTTTTCAATAGCATTCACGATGTGGCCGTTCTTCGGGGTTGTTCCTTTTCTCCAATTAAAAAGCGTAGGAGGAGTTACTTTCAGAATCTCCGCAGCGTTCTTCATGGAAACCTCCGCTGCTTCTAACGCAGCAAAAAGTCTATTTATCATTATCTTCCTCCTCAATGGGAGGGGCGCTAGGCCCCTCCGTATCATCGAACCAATCGGCCCCACACTCAAGGCATTCCCATTGGGTAGTGTAGCCGTCGATGCACCACATATCATACAGTTCGCGGCTAATCACCATCGGTGAATTACATACAGTGCATTTCATCCTAGAGCCCAAGAGCAGCGGTCAACTCTGAATTGGATGGAGTCGCTGAAGTCTCTACAGGAGCCGCTGCCGGTTTCGCCGCACGAGTCTTTTTTGGTGGCTCGACTATTTCTTCGACTTCCTCAAAGACCATCGCCGGAGCAGGCTGAACGACCGGAGCGACAGGAGCAACTGGAGCAGGAGCTGCCAGAGCCATCTGCGCGAGTGATACGCCCAGAACTTCTTCTGCCTCGCCCATACGAGATTGGAGTTTGGCGTACTGCGCTCCGTCGAGAACACCACCGAATGTAAACGTCAGCACCGGAAAGCTGAATGCTGGGTCAAACCCAATCGTGGTAATAACTGCCTCGGCAGGGAGGTTGTTGGTCTGGAGCAGTCGAGCATACGCACCGAGATTCTTCAGCGACATTGCAGGAATCTTCATACGATAGACTTTTCCGTTCGCGAACAGCGCAAGGGATTTGCTGTCTTGGCAGGCTTTGCCCTTGGTTGGGTTACCCGACGCATCAGTACCAGTCCCAAAAACGTTCTGTGGGCATCCTGCGCATGCTGTTGCTTGTGGAAGTGGGCAGCCTGCATCTGGTGTTTGGCCGTTTGAACTGGAGCAGTCCGGCTTTTGTGCTTCTTGTCCCGGCACGAACTTGGTGGCATACCAGATTTTATCGACGTTCGCCTTCGCCTTCATAATAACAGCTTGCAGTTCAAGTTGGTTTAGCGTCGTCTCATTACCACCTTCACGGACGATAAAGCGTGTACCATTAAGCGCAATTGTTGCCGGCGCAGAACCCGTTGGGAGACCGCCAAGCAGGTCGTTGTTAGCAGCCTGTAGATTCTGAAGATACGCAGGCAGATTCGTTGTGTCGATAGTTACTAATGCACTCATTTTTTTCTCCTTTAGTTTTGTCCTCTCACGGAGAACATTTAGTTTATCACTGAGAACACCCACATCGTGGGCAGACCATTATGCGCAATCTACGATCGTAGATAAGCTCACACCCACAATCATCGCAGTACTGCGCTGACATTACCCCTTCCCCTTTCTGACTTGTACAATTTGTACAGCCGTGTAATTGACACCCGGAGGTGGTGGGTTGCCCCGTTCTGCGCCCATATCCTCGAGTACAGCACTCTTGTTCACAGCGTGAGTTAAATACTCATATCGCTCACCTTCCTGCACCCATCCAAGGAACGCATCCCAGTCACCCATTGTGACGGATTCTTTTGTCGCAATATAGGCCGTGCCGTATTTAGTAGAGGCGTTCTTCATACCGCCCATAACCAGTTCGTGGCGCAGCCATTCTTCACGATTCCGTTGAAACTCCTTCAAAGGAGCAAGACGCTCCTCCAATTCCGCTTCAAGGCGCTTAATCTCTTCTCTGGTTTCGATGTACTTTTGGACAACGGTTTCGATAGTGATGTCACTCATAGGACCCCTCCTAATTGATTTGTGCTTCAAGTTATACTAAAACATTTTATGACTGTCAAGCATTTTTTATAAAAATAATTATTTTTTTATTTCTTCAATAAATCCAACACTAGACTCTGTAATTTTCCCCGTTCCTTCAGGACGCCGTACACTTTTCTCTCAACTGTTGTGCCGTAGATATGCACGATGTTGGTGTGAAGCGTCTGGCCAGGGCGTATAATACGGGCGTTTGCCTGCTCATAGACTTCATTGCTGAACGGTGGGCAGTACCAGATTATAGTGTCAGCGGCTGTAAGTGTAACCCCATGAGACATTGCCTGTGCGTTAGCGATGATAATCTTCGGGTTAGGGTTTTCTTGAAATGCGTTGAAAATTGTATCACGCTTCCCCTTCGACGTAGACCCGTCAACAATAGCACACGTCCAGTCTTTGACCAGTTCGGTGTGGAGAGCTTCAAGCGCGCCTGTGAATGGGACGAATACAATGACTTTCGCTTTGGCTTCATTGATACACTCCTTGAGAACATTGAGTCTCGGTCCGAAGTCGAGCTTCGCCCGCTCATCTCCTGCGTAGGCCACACCACAAGCAGTCTGGAGTAGTTTGCTCACTAACACTGCCGCATTAACCGCCGTTACTTCTTTCCCGTCAATTTCAGTTGCCGCTTCCCGTTGCAGTTTCGTGAAATGTTTCTGCTGGTCTGGCGAGAGCTGGGCTTCCCGTTCGTGGTAAATAGTCGGTGGCAGGTCAACACAATCCTCCAAAGCGTAGCGAATCCGTGGGTGCATGACTTGATTGATGACCTGTTCCGACCCAGTCCGTGCGATCCATTTGAACGGAGAGATTTGCACCATCGTGATATTCTTGAACTTCGTGAAGTTACCGTTAAAGTTCTCCGGCTTAATCAGTTTCACTTGCCCATAGGCATCTGTCGGCGCATTCGGTGTCGGTGTACCAGTCAGACCCCATGCCCACTTCTCCGGTGTGATGAGTGATTTAATTATCTTGAACCGCTCCGTCTTGGCATTACGCATCACAGCCAGCTCGTCAATCACGATGAGGTCAATATCCCTGCGTTGGCGCAGTTCTTCAATGATTGTCCCGATGCCATCGTGGTTGATGATATAAAAGTCTACGTTCTCATTCAGTAGTGTAAGCCGCTTCTGTCGTGACCCGTGCAGTGTGGCCGACTTGCGCCGTGGGAAGTTAATGAAAATCTCCTTCGCCCAGACGCACTCAAGAGTAGACAGCGGGGAGACAATCAGGCACTTCTGCACCGCACCGATACTCATGAGATAATCCGCCGCCCAAAGCGTCGCCAGTGTCTTCCCAGTACCAAGACCGTTATTACAGAACGCACGACGATTCAGCGCAAAAAACTCCGCTGTAATAAGTTGGTGCTTATATGGTTTGAACCGCCCTGGCCATTTGTATTGTGTCCTCATTGGTGTCGGCGGCGTGTAACCCATGTTATTGAGCAACTGACTGTTCGCCAGAGAGAGCGGAACCGCTGCATACGTCTGCCCTCTGACCTCGGCTACTTTGAGTTCTGGGAACACCACGCGGTGTTGGTCGATATTGTCTGGCCGGTAGACCAGATGGTCGTTTATGATGTCTACTTGCATAGGAATTGGTGGAGATACACGTCGATGTTGAACTTAATCGCGCAACACGTCTCCTCAATCTCACATTCCCGGAGAGGCTCCAACCCCTCATGCAGAGCTATAAGGTCAAGGACATGGCGAAGCAGCGACTCCAACACTTCATGCTCTGGCATACCACTCTTCCAGTTATCAAAGGCTCTCATTGAACCATCAGCCTGTTTGCGGTGCGCGCGCATATACTTGGCATAACTGAACAGCGCAGGAATAGAGAGCAGTCGTATAAAGTCAATCCGCTCTGGGTCATTGTTGCGGGTCGCCCCGCCTTCAAAGGTTCTTATCGTCTCGTGGACAATTCCGTCTTTCATTCTACACCCCCTTGAGCCATTTTTCTACAACCATCAGTGAATCATCACCATCAACTAAAAACCATTTACCACCGGCTTTTGTTATTGTTTCCGCTTGCTTCATTTGGAGCGGCGTAGGCTTTTTCCCTTCGGCCTTGGCTTCGATACCAAAAAACTGTCCGTTGTAGCAGCAGACAAAGTCCGGTATGCCGTGCTGCCCCATACCAAGTGAAACCGGGAGATAGTACCACGCCCCATAATGTTTCAGCAGACGCTTAATCTTTTCCTTTACTTTTCCTTCAGGCGTCGAGGAGGCCATTGTAACCCCTTTCGCAACAGACTTCGCTATGGACAATACTGAATGCTTTTTGCATCGACGGCACTTTCATACCCACAAACTCCGGATAGCGTTTGGCGAGTAAATCAATAATATCAACCCACCGGAGTTTCTTCTTTTTGTACTCGTAAATTCTGTCAATCTCATCACGAACAATAGAGCGGTAGGTACGAAACGCTGTTACCCGCCGAATCGGTCTGAGGATCTTCGCCGCAAGTTCAGCCGCTGTGCAATCTGGCCGAGCCATTACAGCCTCTTGTTCTTTTTCTGCGTAAAATCCACAGTTTAGACAGGACACTGACATCGGTGTTTCTATTTCATTCCGGTAGTAACCGTCAGCTACAAGACGCAACTTGCCACTACACTTTGGGCATTTCATGTGTACTTCCCCCTTGATTCAGTTGTTAGAAAACTATTGAATAACCAATATCATCATCGGTTTGTACTGCTTTCATCTGGTCATTACCTTTGAACCGAGCGACATAGGCCAGACGTGCTTCGCAATCAACGCGTTCAATATCCGGGCAAGGGAACCATTCACACTTCTTACAGGGGCTTACTTCCTTCGGGATATTGACCACGCGATATTTCATTTGCTGACCTTCGCCCAATGACCACAGCTACTGAACTCATAACAGCCGTTTCGGTACTCGCAGTCAGGGACCATCACCGCAGCCAAATCCTCATCTTCCCCCCGGACCGCCTCCCGTATCATCTTCATAATCTCAACGGTCTTCGGGTGGGACTTGGTACAGAGTCGTTTCTTCGCCATATCGAGCAGCCCTTGCGCGTTTGCTACCATCATATGATGTACCGGCGTTTGGCGGTTGGCTACCTCTGTTGCGCCCCTGTCTTCCCTCATCGACTGGACGAAGTGCATAACTCCGACGTGATGCCTGACGAGGTGGGTTGAAACGAAACTTGGGATCGATAGTAATTCAATGCAGAAAATCTGCGTTCTAATAGGACTGTGTTCCGACTTATAAAACTTCTGCATGTTCCGGACGCTCACCATACCACCAACAGTATAGGAACAGGCTCGTTCGAGCAATGTCTTGCCGGTTATCTTTTTACAGATTACGTTTGGTTCCATTAATCTCCCCTTAACAATTCATTCATCGCTTGCTCGATAGTGTTATGGTACTTTTCGAACTTTTCTTCAAATTCTTTTGTGACATAACCATCGTATGTTTTATCAATTCCGTCAATAGCTTTTTGCATCATTTCGAGCCAGTAGGCTCTTTTTTCTTTCGCTTTGCGGTCTTCGCATTTCCTCAAGCGTTCCTGTAATATCGTCGCTGTCGCTTGGCACGTCCCGAGCAAACATACCTGAAACGCATCGTCCCCTTCTAATGGCCTGGTGAGCTGCATATATTACCCCCTGTAATAAAACCTAGCGCCTTTTTGTTACAACTACTTAGTATCCATAATCCGCGACTTATTATATAACTAGATTATATAGGTCTATCTTACTTGATATACTTTCTAATATTTGTTTACACACGTCGCGCTCTTCCTTAATTTCTTGTAGCTGCGTTACTTTTCTACGCGCTTCTGCCAATTCATCTTCAAGTCTTGCTCGGACTACCGTTTTCTCTGCTGCTATACGTTTGCACTCTTCTAGTTCTGCCGTCAGGCGGTCTCGTTCTTTCATGACTTCTTCAGCAATATTACACTGGCTTCGCCACATACCGATGTATTTATCTCTGTCGTACCTTAGTTGTTCTATCATCTCCAGATAATTTTCATCACTCATCCCTCACCCCTCCAGTTCCTCAAGTTCTTTGCGTAGTTTTTCTGCCCTACGCTTTTTATTCTCCACCGCCGCCAAGTTTTTGTACTTATTAAAAATTTCATAAAAATTGTTATGTGCTATTTTAGCGTTGGAGGCACTAAAATATAAAGAATGGTTTTCAGTATCTATGTACTTTGGCACAAACTTCTTAAGCTCATTAAAAAACGTATTAAATGTATCTTTAGGATAATCATTAGGATAATCACCTAAAACGTATGCACCGGTTGGGAAACTAATAACGTATAACCACTCGTCATCGGGTTGCTTGTCATCATCTGACCAAGAAATAGTACGATTGTAATCGTTTCCATATTTGGCTATGAACTCATAGTCAGACACTTTTACATAATCACTATATAGGTATTGACCCATCCCCTCAAACCCAAACTCTTCATAGAGTTCCTCGGCCAGTATAGCATATTCAATGTCACACAGGCGCATTGAATTGTCTACGGTTGCACACTCGTTTACTACAGCCAGTATTTTTTTGTACTCATCAATTCGGTTCATCCCCCACCCCTCCTCTTCCCCTGTGACTTCCCCTGAAGTTACCCCAACGTCCTTCTTATTTTAAGGACTCTGTCAGCATAGCGATAAGATTTTGCTCTTGGCTTTGTTCCGCCGTTGTACTGGGCGAGCGCCCGTCGAAGGCTCCTCCCTGAGTCAGCCACTCTCAACTCGTCAAGAATACGCTCCGCCTGTAACGCCTGCTCATTCACGTTACTACTTACCTGACCATGTTCCTTGGGGATAACCTGCCATGCCCCACGCTCTCCTGCTTTACCTTTAGCCCACGGTGTACCATCTGATTCCACTATGGCTACTGATGCCATCAGTTTCGGGTTCTTCGTTTTCATGCAGGCTTGTGTCATCTGTTGTGGTACTGGGCTGCCTGCTTTTTCAAAGGCAGCATGAATCTGAGTTTCAACTTTGCTTACCTTCACTGCTACTGGAGCAGGGGCTTGACGTGGTTCTTTTACACACTGAGCGATACCCATCGCTGCGATGGTCATTCCTGTTACTAAAAGGATCCGTGTTACATATTCACGAGTTTTGCTCGGATAAAGGCCGTCATCATAAATAAATTTGTTCTTTCGCATACTACCTCCGATATTTGCAATTATCTCCGTGGGCACACCATCCACACAAGCCACTGGGTTTTGCCTGCCAGACTTCTGTGTCCCAAGCGTCCTTCATGCGCTGCACTCTCGGCAACAGCTTGCTCCATATTTCCTTAATGTCCTCTCGACGTAGGGTCTTCGGCAGACCGGTGATTGTTCCATTCTTCAACCAGATAAACTTCGCATCAAACTCATGTACACTGGGAAACGCTAACGCTGCAAACGCGCAGAAGATTTGAAGTTGTAATAAATCCTCTTTTGGTTTTCCCGTTTTATAATCGTAAACCCTTAATTTTCTTCCGTTTTTTAACGCAACGTCAAACACGCCTCTCGCCCATGCGTCAGGTGCAAACCATTGGGTCAGCTTTAATTTGTCGGTGAGAGCGACTTGGCATTCTGCGTAAAACTTCCCACCCTTGGACTTCATCGCATCGATGTACTTCGTGTAATTCTTAATAAGGTCTAGTTCGGTCTCCGGCTGTTCTTCACCCAGACCGTATAATTCCAGTGCTTTGTGTACCCGTGTACCGTGACGCATTGCTTCGGTTTCTACGACGGGATACGTTTTGTAATACCGCTTGTGGGCGTAGGATAATGGGCAATTCTCAAAATCAGATAGTGCTGAATACGACCAAGTAAACTTCGGAGTGGGCTTTAGTTCGGGCATTCTGTTATGCTCCTCTGCGTAATCCCGTAATGCGGATATAGTGGTAGCGTCCAAAATGGCTTCCCGCCACTTCAGATACAATTCTTTCCAGTCATATTCAGTGACTGGTTTGTTGCAATTAGCCCCCCATCCTTGGTTATTGAGCATAACTACACCGCTTTTGGCGTTCTCAATAACCGTTCTCCACGAGAGTTCGGAGAGTCTGGGCTTCGATGAAGGGGTAGCATCTCCACCCAGAAGCTCACCAAGGGAGGGGGTTATTGGTAGACTATCAAAAGTCTCATCTTGTGTCAAGGATTGTTTCATATTATTTCGCCTCCCCGTAGTTATTTCCAATACCACCTTCGGCGTCAAGTGGTAACCCTTTCGCCCACTTTGGAGCGGTTTTCATTATCTGCTCGAGCAGTTCGTACTGTTCTTCGGCTTCGTGTTCCGGTGCAATACAGACAATTTCATCGTGACAGGTCAGGACAATATGCAGACCGGCTTCTTTCGCCTGTAACATCTGCCAGGAGAGAATCTGACGGGACAGGTGCTGTACGATATTCTCAACTACCAACCCACCATGCAGAAACGATGTCCCCTCTTTAGAAGATTTCGTCCATGACTTGCCGTCGAGTTTCAGATCCGGGTACAGGATAATCCCATTGTCCGGCGTTTCAAACCCCCGCGCACTCGTGAACACAACACCGTCTGGGTGACCGACTTGAACTCTCCGCCCCGCAGTAATTGCATGAAGTGCCTGTTCAGCTTCTCTCCAGAGCCCCGCAATCGCCCAGTTAGCCGTGCGATACGTTGATACTGCATACCATGCGACCGCTTGGTGGGGCGTGAGGTTCGGCTCTTTTGTCATTATCTTCGCCCGCTCCATATCAATGCGCATCGATTCGCAGTCCTCGGCAGTAAAGGCCATATTCATAGCCATCGTGTAGTCAGCAAATTTTTTCCAACTCATGGAATAGCCACAGTTGTGAACTAATAACCCAGATACCGTGAAGCGATTTCTGCGTCCGGCGTTGGTAATGTCGTACGTCCTTTTGGTTTGC